GAAGTATACAGTATGGCGACAAATACAAAGCTAGACAGTTTAGTAATCAATTACCTAACACAGAGCCAGTATGACAGTGCCAAAAATGCAGGCACTTTGAATGCAAACCAGATTTACATGACGCCTGCGAGTAGTGGATCAACTTATACACTACCTACGGCTACCAGTTCAACCCTGGGTGGTGTAAAGATTGGCAGCAATATTACAGTAAACAGCGGCACGATCAGCATTAGTAAGACTAACGTGACAAATGCACTGGGTTATACGCCACCTATGACTGATACCAAGTACACACTGCCAACCGCAAGTGCTTGGACTTTGGGTGGTGTAAAAATCGGGAGTAACATTACGGAGAATTCCGGCACGATTAGTTTGACAAAGGCGAATGTGACAAGTGCTTTGGGGTATACACCGCCGACAACTGACACCAAATACACACTGCCGACAGGTAATGCTTCGACCGCGGGCGGCGTGAAGCTGAGCGATTCGACCAGTTCAATCAGTTCAACCAGCGGAGGAATTGCAGCAACGCCCAAAGCGGTAAAAGATGCGTATGATGCGAGTACAGAGTGGGTGTCCTTATCTGTTTCGAGTGTGTATACTGTGAAGTCCGGCATTACGATGTGGGCAAATACAGAAAAAGCACATCGCCGTGGACGAAGAGTCTATTTGACTTTTCAGTGTATGGGGCCTGCAACAAGTGACGCGGCTGGCTTTATTCAAATTGGAACAGTTCAGTCTGCCTATAGACCGAAAGTCAATACTTATTGTCCTTTTGGATTAAATGTAACAACGTCTGGCCAGATTTTTGGACCTGCTGTTTGCATTGTTAAAACCACAGGAGAGATTCAGGTTTATAC